TTTTTATCGGGAATCCACTCCAAATATTTACCTTTGGTTTTTGAATTTATAATCAATCCTTTTCCTCTATTTTGTCCATCTTTTCTATATGAAGTATGAATCCATCCACTATTAGGATCTTCATCTGGATCATGATATTCTAAAATAATTTGATCAAAATCTAAATTCTCATAAATCCAGGTAGCCAGTTCTAAATTTGACATACCATAAATTTCAAAATCTGCTGCCTCTCCTTTTGCATGTTGTGATGTAGACGATGATCCAATTGCCTCACACAATTCAACCGAACGATAACCAGAATTTATTTTAACAGATTTATCAAAATAATCACGTACTGGCTGCAACACATTACAGCATAGATTAGTTAATGATACAATATGTTCTAATTCTGGAGTGTTATCGATACCTTTTCTAATTGCAGTATCAGAAAATGTCATTTCTTTTAAAGAAAAATTTTTACTAAGTTTCATAATTATCTTTTTGAAAGTTTTATTTTGGTAGGAACAAGTTCAAAAACAAAAAAGGGGACATGAAACATGTCCCCAAAATTGTTAAATATTATAATCCACTTTTTTCACTCCATCATCAATTTTAATTTTACGTGGTTTCTTTTCTTCAGGTATTACTCTTTCCAATTCAACAGTCAATAAACCATTATATAAATCGGCGCCTTTCACAACAATATCATTAGCGAGATGAAATTTTCTTGTAAATACCCGTTTTGCAATTCCATGATGTATGTATTCATCATCAACTTTTCTTTCCACAGGTGCTGACTTAATAGTCAAAGTACCTTCGGCCAATTCAATATCCAAATCATCTTTACTGAAACCAGCAAGAGCTAATTCAATAGCATACTTATAATCATCTAGTTTTCGAATATTATATGGAGGATATCCACCTCCATTTGTTGCCGCAAAATCATTAGCAAATAATCTATTGAAAAATGTGTCAAATCCAATTGACTGTGACAATTGTCTTTCAATATCTTCAATTGTTCTTGGTACTAAGTAATTAGTCATATTTCTCCTTTATAAGCGAGATTAACAAAATTCCTCTGCTTTCGCCAGAGGGTGTGGCTTTTTGCCACAATTGAGGATTCAATAATGAACTCCTCTTAAACTTCTAGATCCCACCAATTTTTTTGTGCCATGATCATAGGACCACGCATTTCAGTAGGAAATTTACATATACCATAATCTTCTATAATATCCTCTTCAGCAAAAGTATCATCACCAAAACTAAAAGGGCGACTTCCTGTTCTCGACATAAATGTTGCCTCATTTCCTTTTAATTTTCCAAGAGGAATTTCTTCATGGTACTTAATCTGATTATTTGGACAATGATTTGTCCCTATTAAAATAGTATTATTTTCTCCGGCTTTTCCGAACAAAATACTATCTTGTTCGAATTCTTCTCCGAGTTTAAGTAACATTTTTTTTAAAGTTCCCTTATTCTCCATATCAACTACAAAAAAAGTATTTTCTTTTTGAGGTTTTTGGGCAGAAGAAGAACCAAATCCTTCTATATAACTTCCTCTTATTTTAGTAACCCTAAAACCTCCTGCAAGCAACTTAGCCAATAGTGATTTATTGCGCTGTAAATTTTCTTTTGTTGTATATTTAGTTCCTTTTCCGCAATCTCTATAGCCTCTAAATGAAGTTAAAAAACCATAATCATGTTCTGATATATGTTTCGAAACTCTTGAAATACCTTTTTCCTGTAGTTCTTTTCTTTTCTCTATAAATGTTTTCATTTATTGTCCCGTTGATCCGAAACCGCCATCTCTATTTGTTTTCTGTGTCGGTCTTTCCTCAGTAATATTTATACAAATTGGTTCGACCTTACAAACTTCTGCCTGTGCAATTCTCTCTCCGTTCTTTATACTTATATTTATACCACTTGTATTCACCATTAGACATTTACACTCTTCCACATAGTCCTCATCAATTATACCAGTATTATTTACAGTAATTAATCCTTGTTTAATTGATTGACCTGATCTTGGATGAACTTTTATATGATGGCCTTGTGGAATATCAAAAATCAAACCTGTGGGAATCATATATCTATAGTTGGGTTTCATGACTAATCTGCTGTCAGTAACAACTAATTCATTTTTTTTATTATTAGGTTCAAAAAAAGTAATAATAGTATCATTTGTTAAATAAGCAGACAAATCAAAACATGCAGATGATGTTGTCGCATATTCTGGAACTGTCACATCATCATATAATTTATAAACTCCTAATTTTTGCATTTTATATCCATAATTATAATTTATTTTTTCTTTCCTATATTATATTTTGGTGTTAAAGTCCATTCATTTTTTTCACCATAAGAAATAATTTTCAATTGATTTAGTGGTAATATAGGATCTTTTGTTTTTTCGGAATCAACTAATATTAATAATTCCCATTCAGATAACAAATTGGCAATAGTATTTCTTCTTGCCATATCGGTATCACCAAAATTATATGGTTTACCATCTAAAGCAAATAATTCCTTAAAATGCACAATATAATATTTTTGCTGTTTATGTAGAATATGACAAGATTGATATAAAGTTTTATCTTTTCTACTTGCCACTCCGATTCTAGTTAACGTTTCTTTAACTTTTAGAAAGTCATCTTTCTCTTTTAATGTGACCTCAATCATATTCTCAATATCATAGGCCATTTATTCTCCTTTCAATCCACCTTTATCAAGTTTTTCTCTAATAATTTTCAATTGATCACTAGAGTGTAAAGGCAAAACCTCTTTTGCTCTATGAATATTATAACCATAATACTCTTTTAGCATATTAATGTCATCATCCTGTTCAGCTTTGTGCCATTTAGAATATCTTTTCTTTTGCCTAACTGTATTTATCAAAAAATCAAATTGAAGTTTTGAATCAATATGAGAATTTAAATTCATCTCATTTGCAATCATAACAGTATCTAAAAAATAAGAAAATCCTCTATTTACAATAAAGGCAACATATTGTTTTTCAATTTCATGATCAACATCATCTACCATTAAATTATTTTTTTCATGAGAAATATCTTTGATAAAATCAAAAGGTGTCAATTTATTTTTCATAATATCATTATTTTAAATCTAAATAGGTTGCACCATTTCCGGTTTGGGAAATTTATCCTGCACACATTCTCTGCCGAAACGTTGTGATTCACTTATCATCCAAGAAGAGCCTCCCATTCTAACCATATCTTCATGAGGATAAACACTTCTAAACTTATCCAAAACACAAGAACAAAATGATACTCCATTTTCAACATCGTCAGGTCCATTTATGACACCAGGAATTTGTGATAGTGTACCAATACACCTAACAAAATACATTCCAACTTCATAAGTAGGATATTCATAGAGTTTCTGGTCTGTTGTTTCTTGTGAGTATGTTATACTAGACATCAAAAAACATGTCAAAATAGCAATTGTTTTTTTCATTTATGCCTTAAATTGACATTCTACCATAACTTCAACAAGACAAGCGACCAGGTTTAATTCTTGATCAGGTGTGAATGCTGATTTATACTGATAGTCAGCCAAAAATAATACTAATTGTGGAATAGATGCTGCTTCAATGTAATCTGAAGCGGCATCATATATCTTACGGTAAATTTTTTGCGGATCATTGTCCACATTATTAGACACCCATTTACGAACATCATTAAACTTTTTTTCTTTCATGGCACTCATCAGTTCTTTTAAGTTAACTTCAGAAACCTGCGAAAGAATACCAGAATCTATTTTACCATAAGATGAATATTTCTGCAGTTCATTAATGACTCGGCGATAATCTGGAAAATGTTTGAATAAAACTTCTGCAATAACTTTTTTATCATATTCCATACCTTCTTGATCAAGGATATGATAAAGGCGTTTTCCAAATTGCGAACCGACTTGAACCTTATCTTCTTTATTTATCCTAAACTCTACAACCTGACAACGTGAATGAAGGGGTTGAATGATTCTATTTACGTAATTACATGTCATAATAAATGAGCAATGTTTTTCAAATTCTTCTATAAAAGAACGTAGTGCTGGTTGTGTTGATTGCGGATTTAAATAATCCGCTTCATCTAAAATCACAACCTTACGACCACCGTCAAAACTAACAGTAGATGCATATCCACGAATTTTTGTTCGAAGAACATCAATACCAGATTCTTCTGATCCATTGATCATCAACCAATCACATCCTATCTCATTACATAATGCTTTGGCCACAGTTGTTTTACCCATACCCGGACCACCTGCAAGAATCATATTTGGAACACGACCATTCTGAACTATTTTATTAAATATTTCTTTTATGGAAGTAGGTAAAACACAATCATCTATTTTTTGTGGTCTATATTTTTCGACCCACAAAAAAGATTCATTAATCATAATCAATTCTCAAAGGTTGATGTTGGTTCAAGTGCAATATAATATGTTAAAGTATTATCAGAACTATCAAAACGAGATAGACCTCTAGAAGAAAGAAACACATTGTATTCTTTAGACATGAGTTTACTGAAATTTTCGACCTTAAAAACAAATTTAAAATTAAAAGTTGTTTCTCCGACTTCATGAGAAAATTCATCAGACATTTGATTCTTAGAATCAAGAATGGCAATTTCCATTGTTTTACCATTACCTGCCACAGCAATTTCAGGATATTGAAGAACCGCTGCGGCCTTGACGGCTTCATTGTAAACATCTTCAGTCAAAACAAAGGTCACTTCTTCGGTAGGAAGTTTAACTTCCTTCCCTTCAGGAGGACGGACTACTAAAGATGCATCACAATAAGAATATTTGCATGATTTTCTTTTATTTGAATCCTTGAGAATCAATTGCTTTTCACCAAAATCTATTTCTGGTTTTTCAAATAAAGAAATTGTTCCTAATAAACGATTAAGATCATAAATACCAAAACTTGTAGGAATTTCTTCATTAATATTTGCTTCGGCCAAAATAGCTTTTGACGGTGCTACAGTTTTTAACTTTTGTCCTTCCTGAAAGTAAAGACCACTATTGATGTGAGAGAAATTTTTCAAGACCGATATAGTTTGTTCACTCAAATTCATTATAATTCTCCAATAAATGTTAAAAATATAATTATATCTTAATTATTTTTATTTTTCAATGCTTTTCTTCTCTGGGCTCTGT